GTAACCTTAGATACATTGTTTGAAGAAAAATATGCAATTGAGGCTGTAAGTAGAGAACTGGAAGCAGAAGTAGGCCCAGTTAAGTACATTGCAGAGTTAGTATACGGCGAAGATGCAGATAGAGATGCACTTGAAAATGCAGTAAGATGGGTAATAATTATACTGGTTATAGTGTTTGATCCATTAGCAATTGTATTAGTTATTTCGGGTATAGCCCTTGTTGAGGAAAACCCAAAGAAAAAGAGGATCCGCCATGAGCAGTCATATAAAGAAAATACAAAAGAAAAGGCCAAGTTGGTGGAAGAAACTATCAAAAAAGATACCACCAAAAAAGATACTACAGCACCTAAAGAGCAAATAGAGTCTAAAAAAAAGACAATAAAACCTCAGCCAGTTGAGTTTCAAGGAAAAATTTATCAACCTACACATTATGCGTATGAGCGCATTGTAGAACAGATAGAGCAAAACGATAGATATCGTGCAATATCGGCTAGACAAGAGATGGTAAATAAAATAGTAGACAGGTTAGAAATAACTGATCCTAAGAAATTTGACGAGATGGATATTGTCAAGAAACAACTAGAAGTAATTTTTGAAGAAGATCAAAAAGAAGCAGAAAGACTATTGAACGCAGACACTACTCATATACTTGAAGTATATAATAAGATTAAGGACGCTAAGAAGTAATTAATGAAACCAGATGATAATAGCAGTTACACAGTAACAGCTCCTGATTTATTCCTATCAGAAAATGGAGTAAATGTTTTAATAACAAGCACAGACGAAAAATTGGTTAACGGAATCAAATTATTATTTGAAAAGTTTATTAGAACCAGTGTCATTTTTAATGTGCAACTTACAAAATCTGATCCAGCAACATTACCTTGGATGTGGCATGTAAGCAGGACATGTGAATATATGGTTGTTGACCTTGACACATGTGCATGGGAAGATATTATGGCCGCACTATTAAAAACAAAGACAGCTAATCATACCGTAGTATTTTACACAGAAAAAAGAACAAGGCGAGAAGCTATAAAATTAATTAATGCAACAAGTCAATATATTATTATTACTAACTTAGAAGAATTAAACAAATTTTTAGATATAGATACAAGATATCCAGGTATGCCAGATGAGTAATCCATACTGTAATTTCTGCGGTAAAAACAAACACCAAGTTAAAAAGTTATTAGCAGGAAATGACGGAACACATATATGTGACGGTTGTGTAGATCTTTGTCATGATATCTTAATTAAAGAAAAAGCTAAAAGTACTGGTAACCCAGAACAAGCAACCCGTTTAAAACTTCCTACGCCAGTTGAATTACATGAACACTTAAATAGATATGTAATAGGACAAACCACCGCTAAAAAGACGCTTAGTGTTGCTGTATACAACCATTACAAGCGTATTAAGAATACCACACAGGTAAAACTACAAAAGAATAATGTATTAATTGCAGGCCCAACAGGCACAGGCAAAACACTTATTGCATCTACATTAGCAGAATACTTAGATGTTCCATTTGTAGTCACAGATGCAACAACAATAACTGAAAGTGGATATGCAGGTGATGACTCAGAGGTACTTATAGATAAACTACTACAAGCTGCAGAGTATGATGTAGAGAAAGCACAATTGGGTATTATATATGTAGATGAAATTGATAAAAAAGCAAAGCGCAATGACATGGTTACATTAAGTAGAGATGTAAGCGGTGAAGGTGTACAACAGAGCTTGCTAAAATTAATGGAAGGTGTTATAATAACAGTACCAAATAAACATGGAGAACACCCAGAAAAAGTTGATATTGATACAACTAATATATTGTTTGTAGTGGGCGGTGCATTTATAGGATTAGACGATATAGTAAAACAACGTGTTGGCAAAGGTAGGATTGGATTTAATGATGATAACCAATCAAAACTAGATAATTGGGAAGAACATTTACAAACCCCTGATTTAGTTAAGTATGGACTTATACCTGAGTTTGTAGGAAGATTACCAAGTGTGAATGTTTTACACCAATTAACTAGAGAAGAATTGATAAAAATCCTTACAGAACCGCAAGATAGTATAATAGATCAAATAAAAGTGCTTTTTTCACTTGACAAAATAGAAATAGAGTTTAATATAAAAGCATTGGAAGAGATTGCCAATATTGCAATAGAACAAAACCTCGGTGCTAGAGGTTTAAGAAAAATACTGGATTCAGCACTTGTGGAAACACAATACCAGTTACCACAATTGAGAGAAAACGGAGTGTCAAAAATTATAATAACAGATAAAGTAATCAGCGAAGGTCATCAGCCTTTAATGGTTAAAGGGTAATATGAGAAAACCGCATAGCCCACAAAACAAGTTTCGTGTCACAAAGAACGAACAGATACGATACAAAGAAGTAAGAGTAATTGCACGTGAAAAGGATAGTGTAATTATGTCAACAGCAGAAGCATTAAATTCTGCAAAGAATCAAGGATTAGATTTAATCCTGATTAACGAAAAAGCTCAGCCACCTTTATGTAGAATCGTAGAAACAAATAAATACTTATACGAACAGAAACAAAAAGAGAAACAAGAGAAAAAGCGTCAGCGTGAGAATATAACTGAACAAAAAGAAATACGCATGGGGCTAAACATAGATTTACATGATTTAAAAACAAAGGCTAATCATGCCCGAAGATTTTTAGATCAAAAAGCAAAAGTCACGGTGACGATTGTTTTAAAAGGCCGCGAAAGAGGCAAACAAGACATGGCCAAGGACCTATTAAATAGCTTCGCAGAATTGCTCGAAGCCGAGTATGAAACGATAAATACTCAGAACAATAGAGTCATAGGACGTGTGAAATAGGTAACAAATGAGAAAATATAATAATAACTCTAGAGATAGAAATAGAGATAATAGAACTGACAAAGATTATGGAATGTCTGTTGAAGTAAAAAATAACAACGTAGAACAAGCCATGAGAAAGTTAAAGAAAAAATTAATGAATGATGGCATTCTACAAGAACTACGTGAGCGCCAGTATTTTACAAGTAACACAGAAAAGCGATTAAAGGCCGAGGCTGCGGCTCGTGCCAGACATCGTAAACGTATAGCCAAAGATAGCGTAGAAAAGAAAAGGCTATACTAAACAGAATTTGTATACATGTAGTATACGAATAGGCGGGATGCCGAAAGGGTCCCATAATTAACATCTTGCTTAAAAGGAGATAAAAGATGAAAACATTAACAACACTTGATCTAAATAAGATCACACCATATGCAGTTGGATTTGACAGAATTATTTCTGACATGTTCCAATATGCAGAAAACAACGTAGCAAGTACAGGCTACCCACCATATAACATTCGTAAAGAAGGTGATAAATTTCAAATTGAAATTGCACTTGCTGGAGTTACTAAAGACGATTTAGAAATTACAGCCGAAGGTGGAAAGCTAACAATCGCATACAATCCAGAAGAAGTAGAACCAACAGTTGAAGAAGCAATGACTGAATGGCTACACAAGGGTATTGCACAGCGTAAGTTCAAACGTGTTTGGACACTAGCTGATGATGTAATTGTTAACGGTGCTAAAATGGAAAACGGAATGCTTTATATTGAATTAGAGCGTATCGTTCCAGAAGAGAAAAAAGCACGTTCAATTAAAATCGGTTAAATACAATTGTAACGTTAAACTGGTGTAGGGGGTTAACCCCTACACTTTATAAACTAATTAATTTCAAAAGGTAAAAAATGTCATCAACACAATCAACAAATGAAGCAGTAGCAGAAAAGAAAAGACTATCCACTCCTAAAAAATATATGGTTATTTTTCTAAATGACAATGCAACACCTATGGAATATGTAATCCAAGTATTACTAACATTCTTTAGCAAAACACCAGAAGAAGCAAACGAAATTACATTAGAAGTACACGAAAAGGGCAGATGTATTGTAGGTGCATACAGTTACGAAGTAGCTGAACAAAAATGTATAGAAACAATTACAGATGCTAGAAAACATAACTACCCACTTGATGTAGTTATGGAAGAATCATCATAAAACCCACTTGACAACTTAAACTTTTGATGTTATAATACATATAACGAATGAGGTATTCTGACTATGAAAGTAAACATAAATGATATACAAGGCGAAATAGCCAAACAAGACGAGCGTTATACAGTTACTGATAATAAGACTCTTAAAAATCTAATTCTCAGTTCCACAAGATTGCAACCCAATTGTGCTACAAACGGTCATTCACATGAAGGACAAGAAGAAATTTATTATTTTGTAGGTGGTTCGGGCAAAATGCAATTAGGCGAAGAAAACATTAACTTTATAGAAGGTGATGTTATTCTAATTCCAGATGGTGTATTCCACAAAGTATCAGCAGGACCATTTGGTGCATATTTTGTATGCGTATTTGATGGGAAACGATATGATCATTAATAAAGTAGGATTTACATGTAGCACTTTTGATTTACTCCATGCAGGACACATTGGCATGTTGAGAGAAGCAAAAGAGCATTGCGATTATTTAATTGTTGGTTTACAAAGTGATCCAACTATAGATAGGCCTGATACAAAAAACAAACCAATACAAACAATGGTAGAACGTTATGCACAACTTAATGCATTAAAACTAGTTGACGAAATTGTTCCATACCAAACAGAAGAAGATTTAATTGACATACTAGAATTGTTTCATCTTGATGTACGTTTTTTAGGCGAAGAATATAGAGAAAAAGAATTTACTGGAAAAGACGTATGTCGTAAGCGTGGCATTGAATTACACTTTAACAAACGAGACCATAGGTTTAGTACAAGCTCATTACGTAAACGTGTTTGCGAAAAGGAAACTAAATGACAATACATGCAATGATTGATTTGGAAACATTAGGCACTAGTCCTGATTGTGCCGTGTTAACTATTGGCGGTGTTAAGTTCAATCCTAATGCTATATCAGAACCATATCAACCTTTCTACTATAGGTTTAATGTAGATGAACAACTTGAACGTGGCCGCACAGTATTGGACAGCACACTAGAATGGTGGGGCAAACAAGAAGCATCAGTAAGAGAAGAAGCACTTGGAGATGAGAATAGAACACCTGTACTAGAAGTATTACAAGCACTAAACAAATGGTGTGTGGGTGTTGATACTATTTGGTGTCAAGGACCTGCATTTGATATTGTAATACTAGAAAGCATGTTCAAAGAATATAATCATCATATACCTTGGCCGTTTTGGAAGATACGTGATAGCAGAACGCTGTTTGGTATTATGCCAAAAGATCCACGCAAAGAAATTAATTTTGCGGCTCATAATGCATTAGAGGATTGTAAAGTTCAAGCATTGTGCGTTCAGCAAACACTACAAAAGTTACAACTGGAGGTTAGATAGATGTTACATACTGTAGAAGCACTAATAGATAAGATTAAAGTAATGCACGATAAAGCAATTATATTACATAGACTTCGAAACCAGTATTCAGAATCTGTAGAACAAACATATAATAAAGCTGAATGCCAAGCTATAATTGATGACATACAAGCAATGGCACTTCTTATTGCTAACGATAAACAAGGCGATGAGATTAAGACTGAAATGGAATATAAAAAGTTTATGAAAGACAAGAACAATGAGAATTGAACAAGATCAAAAATTAGATTACAGTGACGTTTTAATTCGTCCAAAGCGTAGTACATTAAGTTCACGTAAACAAGTAAGACTTGAACGTAAGTTTAAATTTAGAAACAGCAGACATGAATACGAAGGTATTCCTATTATGGCTGCTAACATGGATGGTGTTGGAACATTTGCAATGGCAGATGAACTTGCACAACAAAATATTTTTACTTGTTTAGTAAAAACATATTCAGTAGAAGAACTTGTAGAATTCTTTAACAATGATTATCCAGATAGCAGAAGAACACAGAACGTTGCTATGAGTATCGGCACAAGTGATGCTGACTTTTTAAAGTTAGTTGATGTTCAAGCAAAAGTTAAAAGTAATTTAAAATATGTATGTATGGATATTGCAAACGGATACAGTGATCACTTTGCGGCAAGAGTACATAAAGTACGTGATCAGTTTCCAAACTTAGTAATTATAGCAGGTAATGTAGTTACCGGAGAGATGACAGAGGAGTTAATTTTAAATGGAGCAGATATTGTTAAAGTGGGTATTGGTCCCGGGTCTGTTTGCACTACTAGGATACAAACTGGTGTTGGATACCCGCAGTTATCGGCAGTCATCGAATGTGCCGATGCAGCACATGGACTTGGGGGTCACATTATTGCTGACGGTGGGTGCAGTTGCCCTGGAGATGTCGCTAAAGCCTTTGCTGCCGGAGCAGATTTTGTTATGCTTGGTGGCATGCTCGCTGGGCACGATGAAGGCGGTGGGGAAGTAATCACAAAGTATTATCAAACAAATGAATTAGAGTATGAAGTTGGCGAGCATTTAAATAATCGCAAACATAAAGTAGAAGAAAAGAAGTTTGTACAATTTTATGGAATGAGTTCAGATGCAGCAAACACAAAACACTTCGGAGGCCTCAAAGACTACCGATCAAGCGAAGGAAGAGAAGTTCTTGTACCTTACAGAGGCGCAGTGGCTACCACTACTCAAAATATATTGGGTGGGGTGCGTAGCACTTGCACTTATGCTGGCGCAATGAAATTAAAACAATTGAGCAAGTGTACAACATTCGTTCGTGTTAATAATCAGTTTAACAAAACATACGAAAGCACAACAACAAAGATATAAAACACTATATTATTTAAGTGGTAATTTAGTTAAATAGTAAGTAGTAATGCGTATTGACGAATACGTACTATTTTTAAGGAGAACAAAATGGCCAAAAGAGAAGAAGATTATTCAATTAACAGGTTCCGTCAAGAACGAACTCACCGTCTAGCTGATGCTGTGACTGGGTTTGAACGCGACCAGGCTGTTAATAATGATGTAGCAACACTAAACACACCGGCAATGTTTAGTAAAACAATGGACCACGATTCAACAACACTATTACCAAGCGAAGCAGATGTTGTAAAACTAGCACTAGCAATGGAGCGTGGAACAACACAAGATTTAGAAAATGTAAGTCTTTCAGGAAATGCAACTCGTAAACTTGCTAACCCATTGGGCGCATTTGCAGTTGAAATGATGGGACAAGACGCATACGGTTTTACAATGCCAGCATGTCCAACACTAAACAGTGACCATGCCGCAGGCGAAATGGTTGAAGTATATGAAATGAATATCCAACGTGATACTCCATTTGATACACTAAACTTTGGTGGTGCAGATACGGCAGCCGATCGTGCAGTAACTAACCTAAATGCATTTGGCAACGAATACAAAGGTCCAGTAAATTCAGTAAGCAGCGCACTAACACGTGCAGAACTATTCCGTGGTGTAGCACCTGGTTGTTTAACAGGTCCGTATGTGTCACAATTTTTAGCACATGATTTCACGCTAGGCGCACATACTATTACACAAAAGTATAATGTTCACAACGGCATTTACGGTATTACAAAAGGAAACTTTAAATCAATTTCAGATGGCGCAGTACCAGTAGCACAAGCGGCAGATTCGGCTCCACAGTATATATACAATGGTAAAGGACTAGGAACACTTGTTCACAGTGATTTTGTATATCAGCATTTTTATTATGCGGCAGCAATGCTGGCACAAGGCGGCACAAGACATACAGCATACACAAGTGTAGATCCATCAAACAGTGGTGCGTTCCTAACTAACGGTGGTCCTGCATTTCAGGCTCCGGCAGTAGCGGCAGTATCAGGACATGCACTAACAGCCGCATGGGTCCAAAAATGGAGACATCATTTAAAGCTACGTCCTGAAACAATGGCGGCTCGTGTTGTAACAGGTATCAGCGGAGATACTGCTATATTCCATGCGTCAGCACTAACAACAAATGCACAGTCAACACTAGATGCAGTAAAATCATTTAACGTTGCTAACGGTGGAGATAACGCAGAATTTTTACCATTGCTATACGCAGAAGGTTCACCAACGCACCCGGCTTATCCAGCTGGGCATGCCGTAATTGCAGGTGCTAACGCAACTATATTAAAATTAGTATATGCAGATACAAATTGGTCAACAATGGGTAACTACAGTGCAGTCCAACATTCAACAGATGGTAACTCACTAGTTGCATACAGTAGACCAGATGCAGGTGACTTAACAGTGCATGGCGAACTAAACAAACTGGCATCAAACATTGCTATCGGTCGTAACATTGCAGGTGTTCACTATCGTGCAGATGGCGACTGTGGTATGATGTTAGGACAGAAAGTTGCTATTGCATACTTTAAAGATTATCTAAAGAGACAACTTGAACTACGTGGTGATATTACTATCGTTGGTTTTGATGGTGTTTCAGTAACAGTATAAACTTATAAAATTAAAGACGCTCTTTCGGGAGCGTCTTTTTATGAAGCTATGCACTAGCCACATATCGTCTTTGCAGCAGATAAGTAAGTGATCCTGCACTATCTTAGATAAATAAATGTGTAAAAAGAATAACACAACGGTGTGTTATTATTTACATATACAACGTAGTATAGAGCGACCTCGGCTCGGAAAAAAAGAGCGGCAGTTAGTGCCAAGCTAACTGACTCTGGGAAAGACCAGGGCATAACCCATGCCTTACAAGCGATACGTTAGCAGGTATCGTGGTAGCGGCCAGGAGAGACTGGCAAAGAAAACGGATGCTTTCCCAAAAACATCCCATATAAAACATTTAAGGAGAAGCCAATGGCAACCAATTTTTTTGGTGCATGGGCAGGACTCTTCAACGGATCACGTAGAACTCGTGTGAGATATGAGGCTGAACTGCTTACCTATGCAAAAACGGAATACACTAACGACTGGCAGTATGCATATCAGTACATGCTAGACAACAAGGGCAAAGGCCCACAAACAGTATCAGTGAAAGTAGGCGCAAGATAATGATTAAACGACTACTTAAAATGGCAAAAATGTCAACACTAACAAAAGAAGAAAAATACTTAGCTAGTTCATGTGACCTAGTTGAGCTTGAGAGACGTCAAAGAGAATTGCAAAAAGGGTCTGCTCCATGGCAGGCAGTTGCAAATAAGAATTTAAGAGGATGGGTATAATGACAACAACCGTATTATATAACACAACATGCAGAGTATGTGAAACAATCAAAGCAGGCTTGTTAGCATTTGCAATGGGCGTTTGGGCATTTGGAGAAAGTGCCGGAAGAGCTAAAGCAGCTGCAGAACTACACCGTCAAGGTTATACAAAAGAAGCTAAAGCATTAATGTTAAGAGATAACAATAATGTTTAAGAGATTTATAAAAGCAATGGAATACAGAAGTTATTGTATGGCTATTAGAGAATTAAGAAACAGAGGCTATTATAAAAAAGCTGATGAAATCTCTGAGTTCAAACGTAACATGTATCCTACATATTAAGGAATAATAAAATGAAATTGATCAGAACGTTAAAAAACATCCTTGCTCCAAGCTATGATAGAAAAGGTGCTCGTGCTTTACATAGTATGACTGACCGAGAATTAGCAGACATTGGAATATGTCGAGGCGATATTAATAGACTAGTTAGGACACAGGGCGAGTTTAATAGAAAAAACCAAATGTAATATCTTACAATTATCTTTACATTAAAGAACCGTGTACTTAAAGTATGCGGTTTTTTATTATGTACAGTTTTAATTTGCTAAATACATATATGAGCAAAGTAAACCTAATACCCGATTTAGTACAACAAATAACTTCTGCCACTACAGAAGAGCAGAAGTACGAACTTATAAAATACTATGAAAAAGAAACATTAGTAAAGCGCATAATGATCTTTGCATATAATCCATGGATAGATTTTAAGTTACAAAACTTTGTTCCAAAACACCAAGGTAAATTGTTTGGAATGGGTATTAGTAGATTTATGCATATGCTGGAAGAGATAGTAGAAGGCAAACTAGATACTAAAGATGCTGAGTTTGGATTTAATATGGCATTTCTGCATATATGTGAAAAACAAGCACCCGTTTTACTTTCATTAATCAATCAAACACTTGGCGAGCAGTTAGGACTTACACCAGAATTAATAAATCGAGTATGGCCTAATTCAATTCATACATATCCATTACGTATAGCAGTAGAATCAAAGTATACAGAATTTGATAACTTTCCAGCATCAGTACAAACTTACAGCCAAGGTTTACGTGTAAACGTTATTGTATATGACGGAACAGTATCTTATAGGCAAAAAGATGGTAGTGTAATTGACGGATGGGAGCATTGGAGTGAGCAGTTTATTAATCTTGCTCAAGGACAGAATACTGTATTTGATGGACATGCCGTAATTGCAAAAGATCATAAGATAGCAGAAACAGATAATACCAAAGTATTAGAATCTGATGTAGAAAATGTTAGATTTATATTTTGGGATGTTATACGTTATGATGGATTTATACATGGAGCAGACACACGTATAGGATATAATTGGCGTTACAATGGACTTGAGCATATGATGATGTTAGCATACGCAAAGAACCCAGAACCATGTTATGATATTTTAAAAGCAGAAATGGTTGGATCTAAAGAACAATTAGAATCTACAATTAAAAACTACAGTAAAGCAGTTATAAAATCTTTAGACAATACATGGGCAAATGGATCAACTGTAAACGAGATTATTTCTTCTCAGAAATAATTTGTTCAAGTCTATGATTATTTTGCACTCTTGTATTTCTAATATATCTCCAAATCTTACCTCTGCCGTTATCAACTTCAAAGATAGTTTCTGAATAACCTATACTAATAATAGTAGCACGTTCGCCGTCTAAGTATACTACGTCACCCGGTTCAAATCCTGGTTTCATTTTCCAACGTATACTTGCTACTATGTCACCTACTAATTCTTTAATCCATAATGCAACAATACCTGATATTAGTAATGCTAATATTGGAGTTAAGTAAGTAGTAATACTTTGTTCTAATAATGCTTGGTCCATAATTTATTCCTTTTCTTTTTCAATTTTTATATGATCTTGATGCGCTTGTCCGCTTCTACCACATTCATAAACACAAACCGGTGATGGATTATCACTATTCCATCCTTCGGCATTTATATACGATTTGTATATAGGATTCTCCATAATTTCTTTCCATGTATATTTTCCTAGATCATTAAAATTTGGATCGCTTTTTAAAAGTT